CGTTGGATATCGTCTACCGAACGCTCATCAAGCTCTGCGTTGATATCTGCAAGCGCAACGGCAAAACCAAGCTGCTCTGGCTTGGAGACAAAACGAAAACGCTGAACTACACGCCGAAATCCAACGAGATGGTGTTGACCGTACATCGCTGGTTCGCCAACAAGTCCTGCCCCGGCAACTGGATGTATTCCCGCATGGGCGACCTTGCCGAGAAGGTCACGGCACAGCTTGGCGGCGAGACGAAGCCTGTCGAACCTGCAAAACCGACCACCTCTCCCATCAAGGCGGGTGACCTCGTGAAAATCACCGGCACGAAGTATTACGGAGGACAGACGATTCCGTCCTGGGTCAAGGGAAAAAACTGGTTCGTTCACAGCGTGTCCGGCGACCGTGCGGTCATCAACAAAAGCGAGGACGGCAAAAATGCCATTATGTCCCCGGTGAAGGTGTCCGATCTGGCGCTTGTCACCTCAAAGCCTGCGGAAACCTACCGCATCCATACCGTGGTGCATGGGGATACCCTCTGGGCTATCGCTAAGAAGTATCTCGGCAACGGCAGCCGATATAAGGAGATCGTCAGTTTGAACGGGCTGAAGAGCAATGTCATCTACAGCGGCATGAAGCTGAAGATTCCGAACAAGTAAACCGAACCTATCACACGCCCTCTGCGGATTTTTCCGTGGAGGGCGTTATTTTTTTGCCCATTTTACCCTGACAAAAGTGCCTTTTCTCTGGGTATAGCGAGAAACGCTATTTCTCAGGAACGAGGTATCACTATGACAGACATGGAACGCTCACGAATTGTGGAACTCCAACACCAGGGCTACGGCTATAAGAAAATATCCGCTATAACAGGGCTACCGCTAAACACAGTAAAGTCCTTTTGCGCCAGGCATCCTGTGCAGATCAAAGAGCCACCGAGCTCAAATGCCCTGTGTCGAAACTGCCTGGCTCCGCTTGAGCAGACACCGCATAAACGGAAAAGGATGTTCTGCTCCGATGCTTGCCGAATGGCGTGGTGGAACGCGCACCCTGAAAGTGTGCAGCGAAAAGCGTACTACACACTCACTTGCCGACATTGCGGGAAGCAGTTTGAAAGCTATGGCAACAGCCATCGGGTGTTCTGCTCCCGTGACTGCTATTTGAAATTCCGCAGGAAGGAGGCCGACCATGAGTGATTACGATAAGCGCCTGTTTGCCTACCAGATGGCGATGGCACTCGCCCGGAGTATGCGTTCCAAGGGGCTGATATCAGCCAAAGAGTACGCTAAGATCGATACAATTATAGCCAAGAAATACGGCATATCTTCGTGTAGTATATTCCGCTGAAATCACTGGATAAATCGTGTTTTTAGAGGTAATATGTCACACACCAAAGGGAGGTGAACCACATGAAGAGAGTCGTAGAAAGGGTCGATGACCTAATACCCGCACAGCCGAAAGCTTTGCGGGTTTGCGCTTATGCCCGTGTTTCCACAGGAAAGGATGCCATGCTGCATTCGCTGTCCGCTCAAGTCAGTTATTACAGTAAAATGATTCAGAGCCACAACGGGTGGATGTACTGCGGCGTTTACAGCGATGAGGCTGTGACCGGCACAAAGAGAGAACGAGCCGGGTTTCAGCACATGATTGAGGAGTGCCGCCAAGGGAACATCGATCTTGTTATTACGAAGAGCATATCCCGTTTCGCCAGAAATACGGTGACGCTTCTTCAGACTGTCCGAGAGCTGAAAAGCCTGGGCGTAGATGTGTTCTTTGAAGAGCAGCACATCCACACCATGAGTACGGACGGTGAGCTGATGATGACCATCCTGGCGTCCTACGCACAGGAAGAGAGTTTGTCAGCCAGTGAAAATCAGAAATGGCGTGTCCGAAAAGCCTTTGAAAACGGAGAAATCATCAACCTCCGCTTTTTGTTCGGCTATGACATCACACCGGGCGGCATTCAGGTGAATGAGAAGGACGCTACCATCGTCCGAGAGATATTTGCACGGTTCAACGGCGGCGAGAGCATGAGTTCCATCTGCCGTGACCTTGATGCCAGAGGACATAAAGGCGTTCTCGGCGGCACATGGTGTGCGGAGCGGATGCGGAATACCTTATCCAATGAAAAGTACCTCGGCAATGCACTCCTGCAAAAGCAATACCGCAACAACCACATTGAAAAGAAACTGTTACCCAATCGAGGAGAGCTTCCGATGTACTATGCCGAGGGAACGCATGAGCCAATCATAGACCAGGCAACATTTGATAAGGCACAGGAGCGGCTCAGAATGCTGGCACAGCAGGCTGCCAACCGCAAGAAACCGACTCATTCAGTTTTTTCGGGGCTGATTCACTGCGGACTGTGCGGCAACACATATAAGCGCGTAACTTACCGCAAAAAACACTACTGGAATTGCACTACATTCCAGACAAAAGGAAAACCCGAATGTGCCGCTAAGCGGATTCCAGAAGAAACGCTCGAAGTCCTCACCTGCGAGGTGTTGGGCGCAGTAAGCTTTGACCCCGATATGGTCAGAAGCAAAATAACGGCAATCAGAGCAGAGAAAAACAATGTGGTCGTGTACTGCATGGACGACGGTTCTGAAATCGTTAAACGATGGAAAGACCGCTCCAGAGCAGAAAGCTGGACGCCTGAAATGAAAGAAAAGGCACGACAGCGGGCATTACAGGCAAGGAGGAAAAAGGAATGAACAGAACAGCAGCACGGTCGGTCACAGTCATTCCGCCGACCATCAATCCGCTGACACACCTTTCCAAGGTGGCGATACAAAAGAGGCGGGTCGCAGGATACGCAAGAGTGTCCACAGACAGCGATGAGCAGTTCACCAGCTACGAGGCGCAGGTGGATTACTACACGCAATACATCAAACGCAATCCCGAATGGGAGTTTGTTAAGGTTTACACCGACGAGGGCATTTCCGGCACGAACACCAAACATCGTATCGGCTTTAATGAAATGATCGCCGATGCCATGTCCGGCAAAATCGACCTCATCGTCACAAAATCGGTCAGCCGCTTCGCCCGAAATACGGTCGACAGCCTGGTTACCATCCGCAAACTGAAAGAAAAAGGCGTAGAAGTCTACTTCGAAAAAGAGAACATCTACACCTTTGACGGCAAGGGCGAACTGCTGCTAACTATCATGTCGAGCTTAGCACAGGAAGAAAGCCGCTCCATTTCGGAGAACGTGACCTGGGGACAACGGAAGCGATTTGCGGATGGAAAGGTCAACCTCCCATACAAGCAATTCCTCGGTTACCGCAAAGGCACAGACGGTTTTCCAGAAGTCGTTCCGGAGGAGGCAATCGTTGTCCGCCGGATTTATACTCGATTCATGGAGGGGTTGACGCCGGGAGCCATTGCCAAGGAGCTGACGGCGGATGGGCTTCCGACTCCATCGGGAAAACAACGATGGCAGACCAGTACAGTGGAAAGCATCCTCCAAAATGAGAAGTACAAGGGAGCTGCACTTCTGCAGAAATGTTTCACGGTTGATTTCCTTACGAAAAAGAGAAAGGTCAACGAGGGCGAGGTGCCGCAGTATTATGTGGAACACAGCCATGAGCCGATCATTACGCCGGAAGAGTTCGACAAGGTTCAGACGGAGCTTGCGCGGCGCAAGCAGATCAGCCGTCAGTACAGCGGAAAGAGCATTTTTTCTTCCCGCATCGTCTGCGGGGACTGCGGTTCCTACTTTGGCTCGAAAGTCTGGAACTCGACCTCAAAATACCGCAGGGTTATCTGGCAATGCAACGGCAAATTCAAGGGTGAGCACAAATGCGAAACGCCGCATCTGGACGAGGAAACCATTAAAGCGCGGTTCGTGACCGCCCTTAACGCTATCATCGAAAGCAAAGATAACATCCTTGAGGATTGCCGATTGATGCAAGCCACGCTGACGGACTGCACGGGCATTGATGCTGAAATTGAGAGCCTGCTTGAGGAGATTGAAGTGGTGACCGAACTGACAAAACGCTGCATTGCGGAAAACTCACAGACGGCACAGAACCAGGAAGAATACGCCGCCCGGTACAATGGGTTGGTAGAGCGGTATGAAAAAGCCAAGGCACGGCTCGAACAGCTCCGCGCCACAAAGGCGGCACGGGAAGCCCAAGCAGAAGCCATCGGAGCATTTATGTTCGAGGTGCAGGAATTGGATGCCCTCACCGAGTTTGACGAAAAGCTCTGGTTGACAGTCATTGACACAGTGACCGTTCACGCCGACGGACGAATGACCTTCAAATTCCAGGGTGGTAAAACGCTCACTTCTTATTGACAATTCTCTAATCACGTTGTATAATCGGTATATACCGAAAACAAAAGGAGGAAAGCGTCCATGCCAAGACCGCCACGGTGCCGTCGGATTTGTGGCGCGCCACAA